CTGCTCCTACCTTTTTGGTTCCCTCACGCTTTGTGTCTGGTGAACCAATAACTCCATTAGTATCGGTGACGGGCATAGCCTTTGGCTTGTTGATTTTCACACCCGTCATGTCGATTGCCTTTTCAGAGTGCGTTTCAGCTACCTCTGTTGTTTCGGACTGAACCTCTTCTGACATGATTTCTCCTTTATCTATATTATCATACATATACAATAAAGAGGGCAGAGGCTATATGGCCCCTGCCCCCTCTAGGTTATTTAGTTATATTTTAGGACTCAGCAGATGCGTCTGCGAATGCAATTGCATCTTCCTCTTCCCACTGAATACCGAAGCGTACGAATACGGTGTACTCAATGGTGTCCTTCTTTGCGACATATTCACGGTTTACTGTGATGTCACGCTGGAAGCCCCATACACGGTTAGCTGGGAATGTCAGGTCGACGTAGCCCTCTGGGTAGTAAGGTACTTCCTGTACCTCTACACCGAGAACACGAGTGGTGCGAGCACCACCAAATGTCTGACCAACACCGTCGAGGTAGTTCTGACGGTTTGTAAGTGTGTGACCTACAACTCCACCAAGACCCTCAACAACAGCGTCAACCAATGTACCGTTGTGCTTTACGATACCACCGAATGCATCGGTGCCAGCGTAGAACTTAAGGTTGTTCTTAAGTGCACGGTACTTACGTGGCATTGCGTTGATGATGGACTGCATGACCTCTGGGGTCCATGCTTCATCAGCAACTGTGACTACTGCCTCGTGTGCATCACCGTTGGTCTTTGCCTTGTTGACAAAACCTTCCATGATGCTGAGGAAGTTACCAGTTGCACCATCACCGTTAATAGCCAGGTCTTCGATGTCATTCGCAAAAGCGTTTGTCATCAAACGAACCAAGTGATCTTCCAAAGCTGCACCTTCGACGTTGTCTTCGAGTGCTTCTGCAGATACTTCCCAGTCAAGACGAATCTTCTTTGTGGAAAGCTCAACCTTAGAGAAGGTTGCACCTGCGTTGGTGTAGGTCGCATCTGCCTGAGCAGCTGCACGGATAACACGCTCACCAACGTTAACCTTTTCAAGTTCCATTGTGTTAGCACGCATTGTAACGCGACGACCATCCTGGGCGAGAGTGGTAGCATCCCAGACATAGTCAATGAATCGACGAGCCTGTTCTGGACGCAGGATACCGCTTGCAAGATCACCCGAAGGGTTTACTGCATTCGGACCTGATGTGACACCAAACTCAGCGGTAGGGATGTTACCCAGAGTGTTTGCACCTGGATCGGTTACACCTCCGATACCACCTGATGCGAAAGCACCTTCACCGTTAATAGTGTTGTTGGTGTCTGCATCATAGTTTTTAATAATTTCTTCCGACATATTGTCACCTCCTAAGTGATTTTTTCTATCTAAACAAATCGGCTGTTTTGAGGAAACGACCGCCCCATAGGGATTTTTCAACCATTTCAGGTTGATCCTGAACAATCTCGCCAAGATCGCCAGACTTACGGAAAGCTGTATCTGCTTCTACTGCGTCAACACGCTTTCCAAACTCATTAAACTCAGACTTAGCAGCGTTAACCTCAGCGGTTACTGCATCGACTGACTTTGTTACTGTATTCAACTGCTCCTGGAGCGACTTTACAGTATCAACTAGATCGCCAAGGGCTGATGTAAAGGCATCCTTCAACTCGGTAACTGCCTCAACAGCTGCCTCGTTGGACTTAGAAATCTCTTCGGCTGATTCCTCAACAGCCTCGACAGTCTCTTCGCCCTCAACGGACTCCGCCTTTTCAACTGCAACCTCTTCGTCAGCAACTTCTTCAGCCTTTTCAACGACTTCTTCAGCAACTACCTCTTCAGTAACAGTCTCTTCAACTGCGGCATCAACCTCTGGAGCGACCTCTGACTTTTCAACTACAGTTTCTTCCACTGCTTCTGTTGCTTCTGCCATAGGACTTACCTCCTTATTAATCTCAGTGTGAGTACCAGAGGCACTTTCGACCAAGAACTTTATCATGTTTTCTTTATCATCATCTGATTTTTCAACAAACCCAATGTTTTGCATTGGAACACCATTTACTGGGCTGACAACAACTTCTTCTTCAGAAACTGTTACAAGGCCAGACTCTTTATCCCAGAACACATTTTCAAGTGCTACATCCATAATCTCTCCCTTAAGCACATCTGCTCCATCTACCTTCTCAACAGAAAGGATGTTTGCAAACTGATTAGCTGGTGTATCTACCAATGAAAGCTCTACCAAATCGTAGTCTTTGATAATACGGATCTTTGAGTCTGACTTAGTATCATATCCATCATCCCACTTATTCATTCTACCGCCGATAGAAAAACCTGAAAGGGTGCCGTCTAGGACCTTTTCCCAAGTATCCTGTGCACCCTTAGAAACGTATGCAGAGACATATACACCAGAATAGAACTTCTTTGTTTCTGGATCAAAGTACTTGTCTTCCTTGAAGTTGACCATCTTACCAACAGCTAGTGGCTGGTGCATCTCACGAATGTTTCCACGGAACTTAGAGAATGCCTTCATAGAAGCTTCAGCAGTAACGATGTCTGCCTGCTTGTCTACGTTGTCCAGGGTTGCAAAACCAGAGACGATACGTCTCTCCTGATCAACTTTACTGAACGGCATTGAGAGGCGTACGTTCTCGCCTTCTGTATCCCAGTGTGCTTTTGAAATAGTCATACTACTTTTATTATATACCCTTTTTAAAAACGTTATCTAATTGTAACATATTTTTGAGAAGTCTGCAACCTATGCAGATGCAGGGCCTTCACCCTGTGCATTACGTCCAGAAATAGCACCTGGTCCGTCGGACTGGTTATTAGAACGCTCTGTATCACGTGCTCTATTTTGTGCAGTATTTGCTCTCATATCAGTAGCCTGACGTGAACTCATTTCAAATGGGCTATCCCCATCTGCTCGCATTGGGAGACCTAGCTCATTACGTGCTTCGTTTGGAGTCATAATCTGTGTCTTGACATAACGCTCAAGAATCTGTGACTGTGCGATTTCATCTGTGAGTGTAAGCTCGTTAAACTTGAAGTCAAGGATATCTGTCTTTTCATGAATAATCTTGTTAATCATTTTTTCAAGATTACGTTGTGCTGGACGAGATACCTGCTCTTTAAATGTACGATCCTGTGCCATAGCAGCAGCAATAGCAGCAGAGTCTCCACCACCAATCTTAGACAGTGGAACCTGGTGAGCAATCAAAATGTCGTCACGGTTCTGTTTACGATATTCCTTAAATGAAGCTTCCTGAACATCGTTCTCAATTGGTTCCATTTTGAACTCAACCTTATTTGTGTCTGTGTCTCCAGGAAGTGGAATATACAGGGTACGGTGGTTCTGACCCTTAAGGCTAGTCTGCAAGAACCTGAACATCTTATCTTCTGCATCGGATGATAGCTTTGCACCCTTTAGTGTAACAATATAGCGTGGCACACCCTTATTAGCAAAATAGTCAATGTTGTACTGTGATGCAAGAGAGTCTCCGTGTAGCGAAGAGATCGCAGACATAATATCTGGTACACCATAGAAAGTATTTAGTGGTGAGTATTCTTTATAGTGAATAATTTCATTAGGACGGTTATCAGTAGTAATTGGGTTTGCATTCTTTGCCCCGAAATTTCTAAAGTAAACAGTCTTATTTCCAATGATCTGCACAAAGCCATCACGAAGACGACGGACACGAATAGTGGTTGCTGGAATGTGACCGATATATCCGATCTCACCATTAACCTTACGACCAATTTCAAGATATCCATTACCAGTTGCCTGAACATCAGTATAGAACTTTGTCATGATCTGCTCGAAAGAGTCATCCTGATTTAGAGACTCTAGCCAGTCCTTCATAAGTACACGTGCTGTTGCAATACGCTTTCTAGCTTTTTCTACAGCAGACTCATTCTTGTTTTCTTCGAGTGACATTAGAGTACGCTGAGATGGCTCAAAGTCGTAACCAAGACAAACGGTATTTTCTACCTTAGCATCAATAGCTGCGTGATTTGCAAATGATGTGTCATAGTAATTTGCAAGCTCATATAGATTCCATGGAGGGGTGATGACATCAAACATGCCGTAGCCGTTGTGGAATACTTTTCCTGGATTGATTGCCTTAGATCCAGCACCATCACCAGTATTAACTGCATTAGCTGCATCTAGGTATGCTGCTGACATATCTGCCTTTTGCATTGTACGCTGAGCACGACGCTTAAAGTTGTTGTCAAGGCCAGCAAGTGTCTTTACTTCATCCCAAGACTTATTGAATGGGTCTTGTGCCTTGAAGATATCATCTTCTTTATCAAATTCGTCAGTAGCTGCACCAACAATGTATTCTGCCATTATCCTTCATCTCCATAAAGATCTAGTGTTTTCTTTGCAGCAATAACAGCACCAAGATCATTCATGTTTGGAATAAGGCCCTGCTTCATTCTATCTAGTTGTTCGCTGTGCTCTTCATCTGAGATCTTGTGTGTATTTGGAAAGAACACTGCTCTACCCTCTGGTTCACCCCAATATGCTGCTGCATTTTTTAACTCTGTAATTCTGGACTTATCGTCTTTCATACCCTCGATGGATAAAACTCCACCGTTTCCATCAGTAAATGGCTTGCCGTTGGCCTTGTACCACACATATGTTCCAAAGTTAGAGAACTTTTCCTCAATAACTTGTACCTTTGTGTCACCAACCTGACCAGGAAAGCGTGGTTTTTCATTCTTCATAACCACAAGTATACCATACTATACTGGTGTAGTGGTATTTAGCTGCCAAGTAACTGACTTATAGACCTTATACTCATAGTTTCCAGCACAAACTATCTTATTGTCATCAAAAACTACTCTGTCTGTTCCAGTGTATTGCTTGTATATCTTAGATCCAGAGATAGGCTTATACGCCTCTACAGATATAAACAAAACATCTTGCCAAGTATATGCAAAGGCCCAGTCTGACCACTTATTATCTACTGCATTAGTAGATCTTACAGCAGCCCATTTACGATATGCAATTCTATTACTTGCTTCTTTAAGAGATACTGGATATAAAGTTATGTTGTTAAATAGACCTGGTCCAGCTAATCTTGCAGCACCCTGACGCTTAGAGAAATCTACAATGTCGTAAAAGCTTAGACCGATAGTAGACCACGAATTGATATCTATGACTGGCAATCTAACTAGTCTTCCATTTACAAAGTACTGAATGCCTCCATAGCTTTCGCCAGTTCTAGCATTAATAGCATAAAGCTTTGCTCTTGATCCAGATGGGTTGTCCGCTACTGCATAGATTCTAACATGCTTACCACCGACAGACTGTGACTCAAACTCAAAAATCATTACTGGGTTTACTGGAAATGATTCTTGTGGAAACTTAACAGAAAATTGGAAACCAGATATACCATATCCATCATACGCCTGCTTATTAATTGGTATAGATATTTTTCTATTACTTGAATCTCCAGAGATATCTCTTAATCTAATGCCGCTATTTGATGTCAGGTAAAGGTGTGGAGTACTTCCCTTATAAATGCTGTATGGATTCTGTGCCTTGTAGTCATCAAATAGTGTCATATTGGTTACTGGGAAAATATCTATGCCATACTTAGTGCCAACTGGGTTTGAGCTTTTTGAGTTAAGTGCTTGAGATGCAAGCTGAATAGACCTAATCTTAATTGGTGTCTCACTCACACCAGTACTTAGAAGTTCTACATGTACAACTATTCCAGTATTCTTGATGTCAATGTCTGATGGCAAATAGATAACAGAATCATTTACAACCTCATACTTTACAGTTCTCCACTCATTACCTGGATAAATAACGCTATGCTCTGGTGTAGGTATTGTCTGAATATTTGGGCTAATTGTTGCTGATGACTTTAGATCTTGAAAAGATACATATGTACGCACAATTGCGTTTTCAGTATTATATGTATTATTAATGAAACTTCTAATTTCTGGATAAGAAATGTTAAACTGTATAAAGTCTAGTGAGTTTCGTTCAATATTATTTCCATCCACAATTCTCTTAGATAGATAGCTAAGTGGAGTGTAGTCTTGCCAATAACCATTAATAGCAATATCTAGAATAAAGTTACCA